GCTGGCACAAATAAAATACTATACACAACTGATTCCATGGTCAGAATAGGCCAACTTAATACTGGGCAGAAAAGTTCAAACTTCTTAATCAAGAACCTCCAGCTGTTGGTTGAATAAAGGGGCAATATGACTGTATATGATAATAATGTGATATTTGTAAAGCTAAGTAAAGATATCGCGAGCACAGGAGGTCTAACGCTTGAAGAAGATTATGAGTTTTACTTTACAAGTACATATTCTCCACTATATACTTCTGTACGAAGAGTTAGATTAGATTTAGGTAATGTTATTAGGGATATACCCGAAGATACGATTAATCTAGCAATATTTGAAGCGAGTTTAGAAGCAGATGCTTTAACTTTTGGTACGGCTCCTACTTCTGGAAATGAACAAGAGTTTTTCTTATTTGCCAGACGAATGTATGTAACATGCTTGGCTGAAGTTATTTTATTAGGAAGTATATTGGGTAGCGGAGGTGCTGCTAAATCTAAGAGATTAGCGGACTTAGATGTCTCGTATGATGGCCGAACAGATGAATTACTAAAAAAGGCATTGTCTTGCATGGCAAGATTTGAAGCTGTATTAACATCAGCAGGTGAAATTGGTCCCGGAACAAGCCAGAAACCACAATATGTTGTTAAGGGTGAATATGATATAGATAGACCAGTTATAGGGCGTCAATGGCAGCCTACAGTAACTTATAATGGCGCAGATGCAGAAATACCTGCTGCGAATATTAAATCTAAATTAACTACCCAGCGGCGGTGGAGCAGAGATTTTAGATGGCCAAGCCGCTGGAATTCTAGATGGGACTATTAAAATATGGCATATGATCCTTATCCTAGTGTAACAAATTATAATCCGTATTCTGCGAATACTGCATTATATCCGGTGGCTAGCGGGACTACCGAGATAGATTTAAGAGCAGAATTCCGAAGGTTTTTATATGGTTACGGAAGGGAAATTCCGAAAGGACAACGAGGATTACTTAGAAGAATGAGATTAGATGATGATGGAAAATTAATTGAATGCGTATGTTTAGATGAAGTAACAAAAGAACCAGAAATTGATTATGCGTGCCCTTATTGTGCTGGAGAAGGGTATTTATGGACTGAAGAGTGGATAACTTTTTACAAGGTAGAAGTATCTACTAATGAAGGCCTTGTTAGAAAAGATAATCCCGAGAAGGCAGGTATATATAATATACCTTATACCTTCTTTTATGTAGAATACTTTGTTAATCCAAGTGGACATGACAAAGTAATTGAAGTGGATAGAGAACTGGATGGTAAGATTTCCTCACCTTATCGCCGTAGTGCTATATATACAATGTCAAGATGCCAACCATTCAGATCTGATTCTGGTCGTATTGAATATTGGAGACTTGCCGGGGCTAAACGTAGTATTAAGTCGACCTGGCAATAAGGAGGCTATATGCCACCAAGGACGGATATTCTCTCAGATGATTTATTAGATGAATCTAGGGTTATCTTAGAAAAGATTGCAACTCATGGTGTTGTGCCAAGAACATACTTGGATAGCTTGCTTGATTCTGATGGTCGTTCGCGTCAGCCACACGAAGCAAAAGATCTAAGTGGTTTTTATCAATACGTAAAGGATGCAATTGACGATACCCAAACAGATGAAGGTGTTACCACCGAGAATAAGATAATATTTACAGAGGATTATCCGCCTAATGATATGGTTACGGAAACTATTTCGCTAAATCTAGTAAGTCGAACTCCTGCGGGACTAGGTAGCGGAAGACCTTTTCAGGGCCATTTTAAGGAATTGCGACCAGGTATTAGAGGTTTAACTGATGATCCAGAACGTCCGGGCCATAAGATGATAATATATGGACAGCAATATGAAAATGAAGTTAGATTTACCTGTTGGGCAAAGACTAACAAGCAAGCAAATTTACGGGCGTTATGGTTCGAAGATCTCATGAAGAAATACGCTTGGTATTATAAGTATATGGGAATTATGGAAGTATTATTCTTGCGTAGAGATGAAGATCTTGTATTAGATGGCGGCGGACAAGGCAATCTCATCCATGGCCGTCCGATGCTCTATTATGTCCGAACTGAGCGTTTGACATATCTATCCGAACCAACAATTAGGCGTGTTATTTTACGCTATCGGGCTAATACAACGGAATATGATGAATAAGGAGGCTAAAGGTAGTTATGGCTTATACTAATTTACCGGCAGTCTATACCGAAAAAATTGATGGTGGATTAAGAATTCTTACCACCAGCAGTGCTCCTAAAGTACTAGTTCTTGGTACTTCCTCAAAGGGTTTTGCTGAGACCCCCTATCTGGTTGGCCGCACTCAAGAAGCTGCGGTTGATTTTGGTACAACAGGAAGTTTAATCCGAGGAATGTATGAAGTATCTACTGCTGGTGCTGAAAATATAATCCTATTTCGTATTGGTGCAACTGCTTGTACTATTGAAGGTTTAGGTGTTGCTGCTACTACAGGTGGAATTAAAATTGAGACAGATACCAAAGATGATAGTGTTGGTACTGACTATGCAATGTATTTTGATGCTACCGCTAGTGCAGAACGCCTAGTTGTCAGAAACGAAAATACCGGAATTACCGTATTCGACCGTAGCTGGGCTAATACTGCAGCGACAATCGATCTTGGTGAAGTATATGTTTCTGGCGAGCCTGATGGCAATGGTACCGATATTGGTTCTGCTTCTAGCTTCGTAACTTTTGCCAATGTAGGTGTTGGAGCGGTAAGTTATGCAGTTACTTATACAGCTGGAACAGACGGTACAGGCCCTAGCCGAATGAAATTATATGAACTTTTATTTAAGGCATATAAGGACTTAGAAAATACCGACTTTGATCTTGTAGTCCCTGTTGATATATACTTAGACGATCTTAATGTTGTAGATTTAACGTCCGCACAAGTTACTTCGCGGGCACTAACTTCATTAAGCGATTATCCAACCGAGGGAGATACAGATGATGTTTTAGGTAAGTTCTATGCCGAGGAATATGGTGGTGAATGGTACTTCTGGTGGTGGTTCCCTGCGGATCCAGCAAGTCCTGTTTTTAGTGGAGCGCAGATTTATCCATCTGCTGGCAGTGCTGACGCTACCCATACTTGTGATGGTACAGTATTAACTGCTTCTGATTTTCATGAAGTAAACTTTGCCTATCAGTTGGCTGATTTCTGTTATGTCAATTCAGAAAATAATGTTGAATGTCATGGATTTATAGGCGTGCTACCTCCTACCACGGCAGCGCTTTCTGATGTTAACGACTGGATCGGCAAGTTACCTACTTACGTAACTGACTCAAATGGCAATCAGACAATTTCAAGTTCTGCTTATAATGGAACCGGTCTTCTAGGTAATAAGTTTATGGCCGGTAAATACGGTTTCAGGAGTAGTGTGGCTGGTGGAGGATTTATTCTTACCGATGATCACTATCTAGATGGAACCGAGGAAACTGATCGTGGAGGTTCTGTAATCGATATTGGCGCATATATATCAGTTGTTGGTGCTTGGGGTAATATCTACAACTCATATGATACAACTGGCTTTGGATATACTGCTACAGTGGCTCCAACATATGCAGGTTTTGTATCAACTTTACCTTCCAAAAGTGCTCCAACTAATAAAGTATTAGAAGCAGTTGGGTTACCATGGAGGATAAATAACACGAAACAAGACCAGCTGGCTGGAGTTAAGTATGTTATGTTGCGAGAACGCCCAAAGGGCGTTGTTGTGGCTGATGCTCCTACTGCAGCTAAATCTGATAGCGATTACAGGCGCTTAACTACCGTATTAATAGTAAAAGACGTTGTAGACGCAATCCGTGCTGCTGCTGATCCATTTATTGGAGAACCTAATACTGGAGCACAGAGAGCTGCTTTACAAACAGCCATCGAGTCGGCCTTAGGAAAGCTACAAAAAGGCGGCTATATTACTCGGTATGATCTAAATATTACTGCAACTCCAGCTCAAATAGTTGAAGGTGACGCAACTATCGAATTAACACTAGTTCCTGCGTACGAATTACGGCAAATTACGCTGGTACTGTCACTGGCTGCTATTTAAGGAGGAGATAACAGATGGTTGCTACAGCTCCTATTGTTAGCGAATATGCAAAATCGCTAAATTCATTTTCTGGTGTTGATATGAAAGCCACCTTCGGTAATGTTACCATTGGCGAACTACAGGCCATCTCATATTCGATAACCAGAGAAAAAGCTCCGATCTACACGATGGGGAGCCCTGATCCTCGTGGATTTTCCAGAGGAAAGCGAGGTATTGCAGGAACGATGATCTTTACCGTTTTTGATCGCCATGCATTACTGACTGAATTACACGACCTATTCTTCCAGTCCGATATTGATGATATCCGACCTGAATTTCTAGGAAGACAGACGCAGGCATTGGATTTCCAACTTTCTGCCTCTAGTGGCCGGACTGCGGCTTCTCCTGTTGGTGGGGGTATTGCGGCTTCACCTGCTTATGAGGGTGGAATTCAACAAGAATCTAGTGTTTCTACTGGTGTAGGTCAAGATCAGGAGATTGCTCATCCGTGGTATGTCGATCAAATTCCCCCGTTTAACGTAACTCTAACTGCAGCGAATGAAGCCGGGGCTTTGGCTGTCATGAAGATCTTTGGTATTGAGCTATTGAACGAAGGTTATGGTATTAGTGTTGATGACATTAGTTCCGAACAGCAATATACTTATTTAGCTCGTACAGTTTTACCATGGCAGTGGGTAAGACCTAAGACTGAATTTATTAACCGTGTAACTGGTTAATTAACGGCCCGTTATCGGGCCAAAAAGGAGATATATGGCTCTCGTTGAGATTACGAAAGAAAATGAAAGACAGATGAAAGAGGCAATAGATGCTAGTATTGGTACTATATCTTTTAGTGGTGCCGATGTTAAGCCTGTTGTGTTTCTTCCTATACCTCTTGAAAGATTACAGGACGAAAGGAACAAGGCTCTTGATGAATTAAAAGCCATACAGTCTTCCATAGTAAGTATTCTTGGCGAGGCAGAAGATTTAAGTATAGAGTTGGCAGCAGCGCAAGCTGCTTATGATGCCGCCGTTGCTGGAGGCGGAGATGTAGCGGGCACGTTAAGTGCCTGGAATGCTGTCAGAAGACGAGTGGATGTATTCAATCAAAAGTATCCACCTAATGCAATCGAAGCACTTAGGACGCAGGAGCAGGCTGCTTTTACGCAATATAATCGTCTTAATGCCGCTACAAAAGATAATAAAGGGGCCGAGACCTATGTAAAACCTGTAATCCTTGGTAATTTACAGACAGTTTCTTATTCGTCTTATAGAGAAAAATTCCCTGTTAGGACACTAGGCCGAGTATATCCTAAAAGCTATACTAGAGGCGGACGTACAATAGCAGGTTCTCTTATTTTTACTGTTATTAACAAGGCTTGTTTATGGGAGTTATTACAAACTAATTTAAAATTTTACAGTACTGGTGTAATATCCGGATCAGAAGGTGCTTACCCGGAATTTAGTACTGTAATGGTAGATCAATTACCTCCATTTGATTTGACTCTTTTATTTTCCAACGAAGTTGGAGATAATTCATATATGGTATTATATGGTCTTGAAATTATTAGTGAAGGCCAGACTATAAGTATTCAGGATATGCTTACAGAGAATGTAATGCAATTTGTAGCGAGAGATGTAGATTTATTGCAGCCAGTACATGAAAAACGTCGAATATTAGAACCAAACAGCCCAATACCTCCTCCGACTACTATAGAAGGTTTGCTTAGTAGACAGCGTAGGCTTAAAAGATTAAATCCATTTGTATAAGGAATTATCATGAGAGACAACGTTAATTACAATGCATATGATTCTAAGTATGTAATGGATCTAAATACGTCATCTTATGAGTTTGATTATTTTAGCGGTAGTCAAATCTCTATATATATTGGAGATTTACTAATCGATGATATTGCACATATTGCATTCGACGTTAGACAAAACAAAAAACCAATTTACAGTTACGCATCTCAATACTATAATGTAGTTGCACCGGGCCAGGTTATTGTTAGTGGTCAATTCGTTATTCCATTTAAGGAAGCTGGTTATATTCCTATAGCTTTAGCTAATTTTTACCATAAAATGTCTGCTGCTAAAAATATGAGCCCAATCACTAAAAAAGGTAAAAACTACAATGTATTAAGGCTTAATATTGAAAGAATGATTCAGAGTGAAAATACAGCAGATAGATTTGAATTTTATAATGATTTACTAGCATTATCTGATGAAGAGTTCGAAGGTATTGCTGAAAGATTTGAAGATCAGCTCTGGGGAAAAGGGCTAATTTCAAATTTTGAGACTCCTAATCTGCAGAATTATGAAGGAGCGGATCCCCCCGAGGCTACAAATGAATTTTATGATGTTTATCGCCGGGGTGACCAATATCCGCCTTTCGATATTTGGGTTTTATATGGAGATATTTCAAATAAAGCAGCAAATCACACTATCAAAAAACTATTAGATTGTGAGATAATAGGGCAAAGTCAGGTAATTCAAATTAATGGTGAACCTATAGCAGAACGATATGATTTTATTGGTAAAAATTTAGCTTAAAGGAGGAAATTAAATGGGCACAGTTGACCCTAAAGATTTGATAGAAGAGGCTCAGAGAGAGTTAGGTTGCCCGAAATGTGGGCAAACTGTTTGTACATGTGAAGCGAATCCCGAATTAGAAAAACAGCAGAATGAAGAAATGAAAGAAGAGCCTGTTCCTGCTGCTGCTGCTGCTTTTGGTAGACCGGCAAAATCTATTTTAAAAACACTTCCTAATGCTCCCTCTGACGAACAAATAGCACTATGGAAAGAAAGATATGGCGGAGTTATATACATTCTTCCATTATCTGACAAAGATCTTTATGTATGGCGTTATTTAAATCGGCAGGAATGGCAACAGATTGTTGCTAATGAAGATTATCAACAAAATGAAATGAAAATGCAGGAAGCTATTGTGCGTCGCGCAGTATTATGGCCAGCTTTTACTCCTGAATTTGTTGCTCTTTCTCGTGCGGGTACAATTCCTACACTATTTAATGTCATTATGCAGGGATGCCATTTCTACGATACAATGTCTGCTTTGAATATGGTAGAAGAACTATAAGGATTTTTCTACCATGAACATCCTTGAGGATGCAAGACAAGGAAAAAAGCTTTATAGAATAACGTTTCCTTGTGGAACTATAGTGCATTTTAACCTCTTATGCTGGAGGGATTTTAATACCTTTTTAAACCTTTTAAATAAGGGAACTATTCCAGCCGATATTCTTGAGGATGTAGTTTTTAAAGAGTGTGTATGCGACCAGGGAATGATAGAACAAATGTACGAAATGAGAGCAGGAATAGTTGCCACGGTTGCTTCTGTTATCATGCATTTATCGGGTCCTGCTAAACTGGAGGAGTTTAATACGCACATGGATTTTGCAAGAGAGGAGGCCGGAATATTAAATTCTCAAATTATTATATTAATATGTCGGGCTTTCCCATCCTATACTCCAGAGGATATAGAATCCATGCCATGGCATAAGGTAAAACTTCGTTTAGCTCAGGCAGAACAGGTATTGATGCAAAAAAATCCTCCAGAAATTGCTGAGCCTATTCGGCTTCTTTCTGAAGAAGAAGCAAAACCCAAGAAACTAATAGCTGATGATTTAGTTCTTGATGGTAGCAAAATGAATAAGTTCATGAAAAATGATGTTAATAGTATTAGTGACTTAACACCAGAAGAAAGACGGCAATTACAGCAAATAAAAGAAATGAGAAGTAAAAGGAGGGGACGTAGAGGATAATCCTCTCCAAAAATGCCTTATATTTTTAATTCTCCATATCCAGCTCCAACTACATTTAGAACTGCTTATAAACGTCCTGGTGCTCCGGATCCTTACTGGGCTGGCGGAGAATACCCACCGCAACAAAATAATGCGTTAAGAAATGCGGCAATATTTGGAGGAGCAATTGCCGGAATAGGAGCTGCTGGATTTATTCCTGCTGGTGGCGGCAAAAGAATATGGGACTATTATTTGAGTGGAATTAGACATGCCGAAGAGTTATCTCCATATGGCATGTTTAAAACATTCCAGTTTTCACAGATATTTAGTCCTGCGGGTACCGTGCCGTCTAGAATACTTACGCCGAGTGGCTTCTTTATGGAAGAAGTCGTTGATCCGGTTACGGGTGTAGTTACTAGAACACCAAGATATAGAGCGCAGCATTTTGCGTCTAATATGCTAGGGCTAAAACCTAACGAATTAGCCGTTACCGGTGCTTTTCATCGTGGAATAGAGTTTAGGAGAACAGGATTATTATTCGGAGAAGCAAGCGTACGAGGAGGACCCACTTTAACAAGAGCTGCACTTCCTGTAAATCTAGGCTCTTCAGCGGGAAGAGGATTTATAGATGCGTATGCCAAAGTAAGCGGTCTTTCTTCTGCGGGTGGAACTACTGCCCAGGCAGAAAGAATGTTTGTAACTGCTCCTTATACAGATAAAGTTCTGGGTATACCGCTATCAGAAGTAGCAGCTATTCGATTACAGAAAACAAGAGTAATTGGTAGATATGCTAGAGCTTATTGGGCTTCGCAAATTAGTAGATTAAATAGATTATTAGAAGCAGCATATGAATTTCCTGTTGTTGGTCGAGCACTAACCTGGACCGAAAAGAATATTGGATTTAGATTGCCGGTTAAGCCTGGTACTGCTACTCAGACTTTACTTAGGTATGCAGGTAAAGGTCTTGCAATCGCTGCTGCATTTAAGGGGTTTGAATATTTCAGCTATCTTAGATCTAGACAAGAAGCAAGCTTTGGAACAAGTCTAATAGGCGCAGGAATTGGTGCTAGCGCTCTTGGGGCTATTAGTAAAAACCCAAGAACAGCTTTATGGGGCGCTGCAATCGGCGGATTGATTGGTGCATCTCCGGCATTTGACCGTGGAATAATTCCGGGTATAGCAGAACTCTGGGCTCGAGGGCATGTTTCTTATGCAAAAAATGTTTCTGAGCCGCTAGGATTAACAAGAGCTACAGAAGAACAAGAATCTCTTATGCCTGGAATTACCAAGCTTTCTACTGTGGCTGGATTTGCTGGTGCTGCTTGGCTGGGCAGCTGGCCTTTACAAATATATAGAAAATTTAGTTTACTTAATAAACTAAAAGGTACGCCTGAAGCCAAGAGTCTTGGTATTTATGGGGCATATAGCGAACTCCTAAAAAAAGGAAAAGCAGAATTTGCTGAAGCAGCTTCTTTAGCAAAAGGACCGTTGGCTAAGTTTAAAGCAGCTTTCTTTCCTGCTGCTGAAACAGCAACCCAAAAAGCTACCAAAGGTTTTCTATATGGAGGAAGGCAAGCAGGTTTGGCGGGCCTAGCCCTTTGGGGTGGATTTGCACTTGCAGCAAGCCTTGCTACTGGTTCTCTTCCTGGAATATTAGGTACGGAAAAGACAGCAGAAGAACTTGAGGATATATATTCTGGTCGTAAAGAAGTACCTATCAGAAGGGGTAGGTTTTGGGAATTTGGAAGATCATCTTGGGAAGGCGGACGCATAAGCCATTATAGGCCACATCAAGTTGCATTGCTACGCTCAGGAGCAGAAGCAAGGGCAAAGGCACTATATGGCAGCGAAGAAGAACGCTGGGCTTACGATCCTATGCTTCATCCATTTAAGGCTCTATTTGATAAAGATTTTAAATACCATTGGGAGAAAAAATACTATCATGAACGACCATATCCGGTATCTGGAACTTATTTTGAAGACGTTCCGTTTATCGGTCCAGCAACTCAACAAATAGGAAAACTTATTAAACCGCCTCGTTTAATGCATACAGAAGAATGGTTATTAGGCGGAGGCGAAAATATTTCTTCTGATGCAATTGTGAAACGAGTTCCAACGGCGGCATTAAGTGAACCAAATAAAGAAATAGGAGGAATTTCTCCGGCCACGCCAATAGCATCTCATGGAATGGAATCTAGCCTAGGGCGCTTTATGTATAATATTAACGAATTAAGAGGACTCACGGGCTTTGTTCATGGTGCAATTAAAGAACATTTAACTGGGACACAAGATTATTTTGATCAGTATGAACAACTTGAATCGGCAAGACGGGCGTATGGTGCTGAGCGTAAATATTGGGATCTAGATCTTGGTGGCGGTTTAGGGCTTACAGAGCCCATAAGGCGTTTTATACCACATCGTAGAAGGCAAATTGGTTTATATAATCCAATAAGGAATCTTATGCCAGAATGGCTTCCTGGTCCGAACTATTATATAGATTTTCGTCATGGTGATCCGTTTACAAAGGTTCCTTCTGGAGAAATTAGGCTTCCCGGAGCTGGATATTCTGCTTTAAATCCAGATGTTGCTGGGCTGACTCCGGCAGAATATCCGTTATTCCATAGATTTAAAATATTAGCTGATGTTGCGATGTATAGTGATGAATTTAAGCGAACAAAAATTGAAGCAGCAAAAGCTGCCAAACAGGGATTGTTAACAGAAGATCAAATTGCACAAATACAAGAGATTAATCAGCAAGTATCAGAAAAGAAAAAGAGAAAACGTTTTAACGAATATCAGTTTACGCAAGATACTTTACAAAAAATGCGTGTTCATGTTAAAGAACAGATTTCTCCAGGAACTTTTGTTACAGAAAAACACGGAGTTATAAAGCTTTCCGGTATTCAAATGGCAAAAGAACAAATTGCAAGTGAAAATGCCGAGAAGCTAATGGCTGTCGATACAAGAAAAAAGCGTGCTATGATGTCAGATTTTCTGGAACAGTATGGGACTCCAGGTACAGCATTAGATGTCTATGTTCATAAAGATTTGAACCATAGATATAAGCTTACATCTAAGGGGGCATACCAGCCAGCAGCAATTAGTGCTGAGGGCACTGATTTAGCAGCAGAATTAGTTAGTCAGGGTATAGCCGAATACAAAGAAGATGATGTTTTTGCAAACGCATCCAAGTATAATGCTGGCGAAAGAATACTTGGTCAACTATGGGAAACTTTTACACATCATGAGTCTCCATTAGAATATCTAACTCCAATTTCTCCTATGTCAAAGTTCGTTCATCAAAGATCAGCAATTGAAGAATATGAGCGATCCAGGACTTATGGAACAGAAGCTGCATTTTGGCAACATCCAGTAGAACATTTTATAAGACCAGCAACATGGATGACAAAACGTATGTTTGGTACAGAAGAAATTCCAGAGCATGTACGGCAACGCTGGGAAATTGAAGAGTATTTCGATAAGTTAAAATATGTTAAAGCTAAGATTTTAGAAAGGGCTGCTGATTCTGCTGGGGACATGGAAGCAGCAAAAGAATTTAGAGAACAACAACGTACTACTCTATTTGGAACAAATCCATATGGATCCTGGAAAAATATCTTTAGTGCATTACCGGCCTTGGATAGAGATTATTTTTCTGCATTTCAAAGCGCCCAATCTACCGAAGATAGAGCTAAAATAATGGAGATAATACCTCCTAATCAAAAACCTATTTATCAGGCACAGTGGAATATACAGTTAGCCAATGCTCTTCGTGCAGAAAAAAGAATGGGTATTTCTACTAATGAATCAGAGAAATTATTAGATTCCCTATATAAACAACGGGTTGGAGAAGGTAGAGAAGTTACGCCCGAATCAATGGAAAAATATGAAAAACAAAAGTATAAAAAGGAATCTTATGCAGACTGGGCAAGAAGAAAGGAACTTGAAGAATACTTTAACGAGCATCCTTTACCTGGCCCTGATTTTGTTGGATTTGACCCAAGAGTTGATTTAGAAGACGTTAAGCTAAAAGTTGTTAACATGGCCGGGCAAGATATGCATGATTTTAATTTATGGCAGTCTCGAGATAAACAATTAGCTCAAAAACCATATCTTGAAGGATCAGAGGCAAAGGTTACTGGCGAAGTACAGTATAGTGAAGCCGAAATGAAGGCTCGTCTAGCCGAAGTATTAGGGCTAGATAATATACAAGTTGTATCAATGCCTTCTGGTGATAGCCGAGATTACGTAGAAGTTAACCTAAAAGATGATAGAAAACGAGCACTTAAACTCTATGCTTCAAATCCTGAATTTCATGGGATGGTATAATCATGGCCGACAAAGATGAATCATCTGGAAGTTCGATAACTTGGGCTCCTGTAGCAGCAGGAGCAGGATATGGCGCTTATAATATCTATAAGGGCGGAAGCGCTATGATAAATCCAAAGGGCTGGTTTACCAGGCCTTCTAATGCAATCGCATATAAAAATGCCATGGTTTCTGCTGGTTATGCAGGAGCAACATCCGATTTTTATACACAGGGAATTAATAGAATGGCTACAAGCATGAGCTATATGCGAGGAGGCCCAAATAGTGTTATTAAAGCTCAAATCAACGAAGCAATGAGAGCATCTTTATGGCGAGGAATGGCCTTAAGCCCTCAAGATATTGAAAGATATTCTCGAGGACTCTATGGAGCGGGATTTACTGGCGGCTCTACAGAGGCTGCAGCAGCTTTTGATTTGGCTAGGAATGTAGTTGGTCAATACGGAGACCCCAAAGTATTTTATCAACGAATGAAATCTTTTGGTCAGGGTGCTCCAACCGGAGAATTGCTAGACCCGAATATCTTAGCAGGGATGCGGCGTCAATATGGAGTATCAGAAGAATATATGGCCCATATGGCTCCCGATACTTTATTTGAAGCATCAAAAATAACAAAAGCTATACCGGCTGAATGGGGAGCCAGCATGTCTTATTATGAGTTCGGAGGCCAAACGCCTACCTATATGGGGCGCTTAAGACTTACTCATCCTGGTCTTCCTTCTGCTGTTAGACTGAATATCCCCTTGACCGAAGGCATATACAGAAGCGGACAGCATATGGAATCTTCTTATATGACACAGAATATACTTGTTGGCGGACGCAAAATGACATTTGGCGAATTCCAGATGGGAAGAATTACAGGTCGGGGCGGTTTGCTCGAAAGATTATTAGCAGAACCAAATCCAACAAAAGAATCTATAAAGCGTACAGTTATGGAATTTAACCAGAAGATGTCAGCCTATATGGTATATACTCCTTCACTTAAAACACCTGGTCAAGAAATTATTGATATGATTCAGTCTAATATAGTAATAGCTCCGGAGATGGCAGGAAGTCAAATACAAGATCTTGAAATGGCTGGACTTTATAAAACAGGTATGTACTATCCAACGGGTACACCAAAAACAATTTCCAAAGCAAAAGTTTTTGCTAATTTTGACCCAAGGTCTGTTTATGCCAACCCAGAAGTATATCCTATTGAGAGAAGGCCATTACAAGGAATAAGACCATACTCTCCCACAACTGGTGCTGCGAAATTAATGAGAAGCCAATTTGGTCCGGGCGGAGCTTTCAGACGAGATATCCCATTCTTAGCAACAAATTGGTGGAAAGAAAATGTTGTAGGAAGAGGACAGGTATCTCCCCAACTAATGATGGCTTATGCTGTTCCTGGTGGAAGATTAGAAAGTACATTAAAGGGATCTCAGCTTGCTGCTGAAGAAATTCTAATTAGACAGAAATTAATGCCTTTGTTTAATACCTGGAGTACAAGAGAAGAAATTATATCTGGTGCCGAATATATGTCTCCTAAATTACGAAGACGCTTAAATCAAATTGGAAAAGGATCTTTTGGAAGTGCAATTCCCCTAGCTGCTGGCGAGCGTATAGGTTATGGATTGGGTAGCGGATTGGAAATATCAGCCGCCAAAGCAGCTGGGCTTACCGAGCAAATAGTTGGAGCAGAGCCATTTAATTATGCAGGTGGTACTGCTTTAAAATTACAGATTCAACAAACTCATATGCCAGGATGGTATGTAAAATTATTTGGTATGACAAAGGCAACTACACGAGCACGAGAAGATGCTGTTATTCAGAAGGTTGCTGCTGATGCAGGCGTACCAAATATTGGTCGATTTGTAGATGGGTTTGCATATGCAGATGAGCTAAGAAAAAATCAATCTTTTCTTAGAATGCAAATGCAATCTGCCCTTGCATGGACAGCTGCTGATGCTATGCAGGCTGGTAAAGTTTCTTCAAAATATATTCCAGAAATTAATATGTTTCTTGAAGAAGGATGGAATTGGGCTGGAGACTTTAGCAGAACAGAAGCCGATGTGTTACGTATGGCTAAAAGATGGGGGCTTCCTCTTGGACCTATTGGAGGTATGTTGCCAAAAATATTACCCAAATCTGAGTACGGAGCTATTTTGAGAAATGCTTCCAAAATGGGAATATCAGCCAAGGCTTTACATAAAGAGTTGTCTAGTGCTCAGTATGTTCTCGGTCTAAGTACTTCTGCAGTAGGTGGTTTTAGATATACTGGTGGAGGAGGAAGCAGAGCTACATTTGAGCCTCGTGGATTTATGCAATTATATGCACATGGAGATCCTGCAAGCAGGGCGCTTGCGGGTGAAATAGCTAGATCTATGAAAGGCTATGGACAAGAAATGGGAGATATACAGCGGACCATAGCTAGTATGGCAGGCCAAACAATTGAAGCTCCAGATTACAAATTGGCCGATATTAGCTTAGGGCAAACAGCAGAAGATATTTCAATTAGTGCAGGTACTGGATATCTAAAAAAACAAGGATATATGCTCGACGTAGGTCGCCCAATTGAAGCTTTTGGTGGTGCTTCTAAAATATATGTGCCCGGTTTCAAGAGCGTACGTGGTCTTGATTTATATAGGTTATCTGGCGGAGAGACAGCAGCCGAATCATTAAGCCAGTCATTTTACCATTTCGTAAGAACAGCCAAGCATATGAAAGACACTACAGCTGGAGCTGCTGCATTAGAAAAATCTGCAAAAAAGCTAAGTGATTCTATTCTTGAATCAATGTCTCATGCTATGGCAGGTGTATCAGAAGGTGGAATGCAAGGTGCATTACGTGGACGGATGGCAGGATCTGCTTTTCTAGCACCTTCTACTATAGACACTCGTTATAGTGAGGCCGCTCCTGGTACCATAGAAATAAGTAGAGCAGCTGCAAAGGATATGTTCAAAGATCTGCTTGCTAGCGCACAGACAGAAAAAGAAATAGAGTTTATTAAAAAACAAATGCATGAATTCCTTGTCGGTCAACAAGCAATGCCGGTAGGCTTGGGGCGCCATGGATTAATAGGCCCATATAGTATGCAAGCAGCATGGGCCCGCGTAGCGGAAGGCGCAGAGTCGGCAGAAGAGTATTTTATTAGAACTTCAAGACCAATAGAGGAAACAGTTAGATTAGGTTCTAAAGTTGCCGGAATATCAGAGTTTAAAGCGGATATTAGTCCATTATTAGGCTTAGCTATGGACCATGATGACGATAGAGCTATAGTAAAATTAATTGGAACAAAGAAAGCAGATGCGGAATTAAGAAATGCTTTAAGGACGGGTGGATATACGCAAAAATATAGACAGTTTGCGGCTGAATCTTCACTAATCAGGGAAGTTATAAAACAAAGAAATGCAGCTAATGCTGCAGATATTATAGAACAAACAGATATAGATAGACTAATTACAGGTTCATCTAAGTTACGCCTGGGTGTTGGATGGGAACTCGGTCAATTATCAAATGCCTTAAGCGAGCTTAAAATGTCTATGGCGACCCAAAAACCGGCAGGAGCTTACAAATTTAATGTCCTGGCTGAAATATTAGAACAACAGGTTATCAGCGGTAAACATATGAAATCAATATCAGATAATATAGCTGCCGAAATGATTAATGGTTTACGTAATGCTGATGTTGGTTCGCTGGTAGAATCTACACGTAGATTAATGGGTACAGAATTAGAAAAAGATATTTCAATGTCTATGGCTGGCCAAAGCTGGACAATGGCAGGTATAAACCCAGAGAAGATGTGGACTGAGGCAATAAATGCTCGCCAGCAATTTAGACAATCGGTTGAAGGTAAATTGTATTCTCAAATGATTAAAGGTGCGCGGGGCCAATTCGAGATAGATATCAAGCAGATGAATGCCATGTTAAATATGGCCAAAACCGGAAAAACTGATTTTTTAACTGCAACTGCCATGAGAGAGATATCTACAGTAGAAGGAACTGGCTCAAGAATGGCTAGAAACGCGATGGGTGCCCTAAATAAAGCAAAAACAGAACTTGGGTCTGTTGCTAGATCCTTTGGAAAGCCCTTTTTATATGGTCTTGCTGGCTCGGCTGCTTTATCCATGCTAATGGGAGGTCCTAGTCCTAAACCAATGATACCTCCTGCAGAAGGAGCTGGAGCATCTAGAGAAACAGAAGCAAATCGTGCATATGCACAAAGAGTTTCTGGTGGAATGACGAGACCTATTCAGTCAACCGGTAGAGATTTAAGACCAGAAAATTTCCCATTGCCACAGTCCGTTAACGGGAATCCGAGTATTCCAGGAATGTCTTCGCCGGAAACATATATGACAACTTCTCCTGCAATGAATATGCGAACAGGAAGACGTTATATGATAAATGCTCAAACTGGTTTCTCGGGTGCTCCGGACCAAGAATCAATGTATAATGTATTTGGTAAGTTAACTCCGGGGGCAACTGTTGATATAAGGTATTCAGATAACAGATCAAAGTTAACTGCTCAAAATATAGGTGATATTCGAGAAAGGTATTAATGGCTATTTATAATAAAAAATCATCTGTTATTTCGCCCGAAGAAGCCGATATAGGATCAGTTACCGAAGCTTACTTGAGTGATGACGAGAATCTTATTTCTAAAATTCGCTCAAGCCAAATAAGTTATGAAATAGATAGGATTGCAGAAGGAACTGATACTTTACAAATTAATGATATAGTTTTTTCTGTTCCTCGTGACGTGCCCCCTCCTAGTTATATTAGGATCCAGAGAGAAAGCGCAAACCAAAGACTACATACGTTACGTACTTCGGGGATACAAAAAGTACCAACTGGAAGAAGTAATATCCGTATTAATTTTAGTTTATATTTTGTTGGTATAAAAGCTATTAATTTAGGCCTAAGAAGATTACTGGCGTCATTTGAAGCAACACCATTCGTTTTTATTGAAAACCAATTTATAAGGAATAATACCATCGGATCTGGCGACGAGAATGACGATCCTATTATGGATACAATGGCTTGTTCGTTAATTAATATAGTTGTCAGAACAGACCCAGGTTATCCTACTGTATTAGTTGCAGATTTAGACTTATTATGGTTTAACTATAAACCATATTCGGTTGATTTTGCTTATAAAGAAAATTGGATAGCCGAAGAAACAGAAACCTCTCAAAAGGATGTTCGTCCAAACGAGACAAGTGCCGAAGACGTAAAGGTTCCAAGAGATGTGGCAGATAATAATTTATCTAAAAAAATTGAACCACTTACGGCTCTAACTGCTCCAGTAAAATGGCCAGAACGGTCAAAACCCTTAATTGAATATATAAACAAAAAGGAGAAATTATTTCAGCCAATCGGAGAATTTAATGCTGGATTATCTTTTCTATATAAAGAATATAAAACGCTTTCGAGTATTGAACAATCAGAATTACTTTCTATGTTGGACGGCCCCGGTGCATTAGTCGAGTTAGATACAAAATATGTTTCAAGGCTTAGGAGTAGTGTAAATTACAGGTTACAGAAAGAAGCAGCTGATAAATTATATAAAATGATGGAAGCCTTTTATAAGGAATTCGGACGATTTCCATTAAGACTTAATAGTTGTTTTAGAACTTTTGAAGAACAAAAGAAGTTATGGGAAATAAGCAAAGAACAATTTCAAGCTAGGGGTTATCATACAGCTAATCCTCCAGGACAATCATGGCATGAGGTAGGATTGGCATTTGATTTGGACTATCGTAAAACTGATTATGAACATTGGAAATGGCTTGTAGATAACGGTTCGAAATATGGATGGTATAACCTTGGATATTCTATTGCAAAAAGAAAAGGAACATTAAACGAGTTACATGGGGGATTTTTCCGTCATTTTGAACACAATGATAAAATTGTATACGGAACGGCAGCCGGTACTAGCTTTGTAGAAGGTTGGCATTTTGATTACAAACCGTTACAAACATTGTATGAAGGCAAGTTTAGCGGGAATGCAGAAATTAGACCAGGAATGAGTATTCGTGAGATCAGGAATGCAAGGAAAAAAGCGATTATTTCTGGAGCTAAGAATGAACTATTTACTAGAGGTAATGAAAAAGCATTAGAGTTTGCAAAAGAAAAGTTAAAGAAAGCTTTAAATGATACAGTCTCTAGCGGAGAAAATTGGGAACTAGATAATTTTTCAAGTAATAGTACGTATTTATCTTTCTATAAAGATAAAAGCTTTTTTCTTGATGCTTCAAATAAAGAGCTAGTTATACAGAATATAGCGATATCTAAACATAATACTATAGCTAGTCTTCCTATATTAGGACATGAATTTTATACTCAGCAATTCCTTGGCGGAAGGGATATGGATGCCATTGTAAGCTTTGTGGCAGTTACAGATAGGAAATTGGCTGAACTAAACAAAGTATTCAATATGCTACAAGCAAATTCTAGAGGTAGTCGTCAGTCTCGAGAGGCATCTGTAATAAACATCAAGAATCCTATATTTAACCTAGTAGGCTTCAATCAGGGGATTATAGAGGGTATAACATCTGAAAATATAGAGGGTTTGCCTGATACCTATAATGTGACACTGCGTATTACGGGTTTTAAAAGAACAGAAGTCCCTGAATTGCGTCAGGAAAAATATGTTCGTACTAACAGAAGTGTAGAGATAGCTAAATATTTCTATACCAATATAGTTTCCCACATTGGAACGTATGCACCGAATTACATACGTTCTACTTGGGGTTCCTCTGCCAAAGTTCCAGTACCGCCCGGGGGAAAAAACTTTATAAGCCTAGGGGAGATGAAGGAATTATGGCACGAAGTAGACCCTTCTGATAGTGTTCTAGCAAGACTCTTTAATTTTGCTTTCGAGGTTGAAGATGAGCTTAGAACAATAAATAATCTAGAAAATCCTTGGTATCATGGCGAAGCTATAAGAAACAAAGAAAGGTCAGAAAAACTTAGAAAGGAACAACTAAAAAAGAGGTTTAGTAGACTTTTTGGCGATAAACAAGGCGGGGATTTAGAGTTAACATTACAGGGATTTTATAAAAAGAGAAAACTCCCAATAATTTATTTTGGTCATTTTGGATCGCCTAGAAATTGGGATTTACAAGACATGCTAAAAGGTATAATAAATACGGTTTTATCTGGCGAAAAATTAAGCGGATTCAATGAAGCATTTAAGCGGGTATGTATCATATATGCAGGCATTCTCTTTGCTGTAGTAATCTATGGCTCGCTTACTAATACTGGATTGCCAGTTGATAAAATTGAAGAATTAGGCATACCTGGCAGTTTAGTTTCAAGCGAATACATGTCTACTTCTGTGTCCGAAAGAGATTCTATGTTTGTTGAAATATTAAAAAAATGGCAGGGCCAAGCTAAAGGAATTATTTTATCAGAATTAGAAGGAATGCCATTATTTAGGCCAATACATATGAGATACTACAATGATTTTAGATTCTTAAAGGACGGTTTACCTACATATCCAGATCTTGATTTACCAGAACACCCTTATACAAAGGAAGTCTTAGATACTGATCCTGATTTTTATTTTTGGAATCAATCTACAGACGGACAGCTAGGAAATATTCATACTGCCGAAATGAACCAATGGTTTAAGCAGGCGAAAACATTGCAATTAAATACAATTAGCTCTATGCAGGAAACATTTACAAAAGAAACATATTCAGAAGGCATTATTTCTTTTAACAAAAATGTCATAAATGATGACGATAGAAAGAAAAAAGTTTTTTCTGATGAACGAGCAGGGAAAATGATATCAGCAGCCTTTGTTCATGATGGCGAATTCCCAATCGATAGAGAATGGACAATAAATAAGGAAAAGTTAGAAAAAGTTTTAGGCAAAAACAAGAATATGTCAGAAGAATTGCAACCATTTAGATGGAATACTCTTCCCGATAATATTTCCGATGCAGCATTTGGTGTAAATTCTATAGATAAATATTCCGAAGAAGCTTCAAAAAAAGCAAATAACGATTTCGACGATGCACTTTTCGGAAGCTGGGCTACATATGAAGAAGATACATTTAGAATGGCTAGAGCATTCCCCACATTTAAAATCTATTTTATTGAAGACGATACGGGGTTATACGACCAGCGCCCAACGGTTAGAAATTTTGATGATTTTTATAGTTATTCAGCCGTTAAAGATATTCGTATTGTAAGAAGTAGAAAAATAGCTGCTGATCTTTGCGTAATAACTATTGCCAATATGAATGGAGAATTAGATTTCTTATCCTACTCTAATGACTCTGATGAAGAAAAAAGTTCAAGAATAGTCGAAAAATTTGATCCGTCAAAGGTAAATACAGATCAGGAAAACCCTTTTTCCAAATTAGTTGTTGTAGAAGGTTCAAAAATACAAGTAAGATTAGGGTATTCAAATAATCCTTCGAAACTAGAAACAGTATTTAATGGCCAAGTTGTAGAAGTCGATGTTTTTAATGAAGAAAATAATTATTTAGCACAGCTAGTATGTCAAAGTTATGGTGTAGAGTTAGTACAGGAATTAAAAGGAGTTTCTTTTGAAAAAGAGGTATACGAAACAACGCAAGAATTATTAAGTACTATGATTTGTTCTCCAGAAGTTACACATTTTGGAAGATGGAGTCGTACGGCTAATTATTCTCCAGAAGAAATCAGGCAGGAAATTAATAGGCAAGGCGGTGGACATGGTATATTAGATAGTCTTATTAAGGAACTCAAAAATAGTCTTTTACGTAAGTGGACATTTCTGAATAAACCGCAAGATGATAATATTTTTGCGCCAAAATATGGTAGCGAATACGGAGATATAAGCGACCAAATTCATCTATGCTTGGACTGGCTAGGGTTAAGTTCGGTGATGGATACCGCAAAAGCTGTATGGGATGCTTTAGGAAGTAACGGGGTTTATCATCCATATAGAGTAACTATTTGGGATATTTTTAAAGAAATGGAATTGCGTCATCCCGGATTTGTTGCGTTTCCGGTTCCATATGAACAAAGATATACAATGTTTTTCGGCCCTCCTTCTCATAGCTATTGGAGTAGAAGTCTTAAATTAAACGAAAAAGCAACATCAGAAGTTATTGATAACTTGGCTACAAGATATGCATCGGCAGAATCAAGAAGAACCTTATCTTATAGATCTTATCTTAGCTCTTTAAGTTTTGGATATGCGAACGAAGATGTAATAGATAAAGAAATTAAGCGCAGATACAAGGAACAACTTGAGTGGATGTATCTCGGGAAAATGGATAGATTTAGACCATTTAGAAAATATTGGACTATTACTTCAGATAATCATATTGTTGCGAATCATATTAGGGCTTCTGCTTCTGGAGTATTTAATGCTATAGATTTGACTTATTTTGAGGACCCGTCTGGAGACTCATTGCAAAAGGCAAAGAAACAAGATGAAATTATTAGTACTATCGAGGATAAAAAAGAGGTATTAAGATTAAAACTCGATGACAATATAGAAGATAAAGATACGCGAATAATGAAAGCAACTTATTACAGTTGTTATGGCGATTACTATGCCCGTCGTTATGCTAGCGGGCTTTTAATGCGTTCTTTAAGAGACATGTATAAAGGGGAAGTTCTTATAACAGGTAATCCTAAAATAAAACCATATGATATTTGTTATTTATATGATTCTTATAATGATATGTTTGGGCCTATCGAGGTTGAAAGGGTTACTCATATCTTCTCTCAAGATGTAGGATTTATTACAGAAATTAAACCAGATTTAGTTGTTACATATAACGACTGGACATCACTATCTACAACAGATGCAATGTGGCATGTCGCCAATCAATTATTCAAAACTTCTGGAGCAATTTCTGGAGCTGCGGTAGCTACTGCGGCATTGGCAACAGCAACACTTGGATTGGCTGCGGGAGCCGTTGGGCTAGCTGCCACGTTTGCTGGTGGATATAAGATTATTCAGTGGACCCAGGAACGCCAGCCTATTGTAATGACTCCTTTAGTTCATAAGCATAAACCGTTATTGGCGGGCGTAGATGGATATAAGATAGATAATTTAATTATTAATATTGGCGGGAAATGGAAAAAGTTTACAAAGGATGTAAAAGAAGGCTGGAATGAACTTTGGGATAATGAACTTATCACTAATTATATAAAAGAAACTGCCACAGACTTTCTAAATTATTAAGGAGATTCATGAAAGCGCCATTTACTGAAGAACAAGAATCTAGACGTCAACTAGAATTAGAAATTAGCCGTGGAGATCCAAATTCTCAGAAAAAACCAGCCTACGGAGTAATTGTAGACCAAAGAACAACTTCTACGCCAGATGGCCAGCCAGTCTTTGAAGTTAGAATAAAATTAGATGATCGTATATCTAATATACAAAAATCAATAGATGGATTCTATAAATTAGGATATCCAATTGATTTCATTGCACAAGTTTTTGGTGATGATCTTATAGGACGTCGGTGCCGTCTTGAATATGGAGGCGCCGGTCCAAATAGTGGTATTGTTTATCTATTCGCAGATAGTAGATTTATCGGTAACTTAGAAAAAATGTCCGAAGTTGAAGAGCCTATTACTTTACTTGCTCCAGCTGGCTCTATTATTTAAACTATTGACGAAAGCTAGCTTATGTACTATAAGTATTATAATGGAGTGATTTTATGAAGAAAATCTGGAAAGTCCGTGAAGATGCGCGAGCTGGTATTTCGCTACAGACAGAATCAGTAACTATGTCAGTAGGCGCTACCGGAGGGGTAAATGGTATACGGGCAGATACAACTGGCTTATACCTTTCTGGTAAATTAAGCATCATGACCGTTCCAGACCAAATAAGGGTTGGCGGTTTTTGGTTGCAGAACAGTCCTTTTATGCAAATGCTTCCATCAACAACAGCTTTTCCTGTTCCTCATCTTATACCTAATCTTCCTGTTGGAGCAGTAGATGATATTGTTGAGGCAGTAGGCTGGGCAATGGGATTCTTAGTATAATGAAATCATATCGCGTAAATGATTTGTTATGGACATGGAGCGGAGATATTGTAGTCGGAGATAATGGTGACTTGTCTGATACAAAAGCTGAGTCAGTTAGGTCTTTCTATCAGGAAGTCCAGACTCGTGTTCGTAGCGACTTAAAAGACTGGCAATTACATCCGCAACTAGGAGCGGACTTGTCTTCTCTTATGGGCGAACCTAATGATAAAACAACAGCAGAAGAAGGCAAGACTAGAATTATTAATGCACTTATAAAAGACGGTTTTTGTGACAGGAATCGTATTAAAGTTAGATACATGCCTGTTAGTCGACATCACATATACTATGATATAGGAATAACATTGCCGGATCTAAGATATGACGAGGAACTTAAAATGTCTATTTTGTTTAGTAGTATGGAGCAGACCGTACAGATTTTATAGGATGGATGTATAATGCCAACAATAATTTATGAAGATAGAGAGGCTGCGCTTGTAGATGCGGCACTAACTGAATTACAATCTAAAACCGATATTACACAATTATCTCCTGGCGCAAAAGCTCGTGCTCTTGTCGAAATAACATCCAGAGAAACCAATAATGCATATCGTTATTTTGATCAAGAGTTACTTCAGGTATTTGTTAAATATGCCTCTGGGCAAAACCTTGATTTGCTTGGTGAATTAGTTGGAATAAGCAGATACAAAGCAACAAGAGCAGAAATAGATTCAGGTACTCAAGTTCAAAAATTCTATGTACAAGGTGGAGGAACTTTCGGGTCTATAAATTCAGGAAGTTCTATTACTATACCTGCTGGCACAGAAGTCAGAACTCGTGTAACACCCGATACGGACACTGAAGCAATCAAATATCGGATTATCGAAGATCTTACATGCAGTTCTTCTGCTAGGACTGCTTATGCTTCAATAGAAAGTATTGAATATGGTACTGTTTCTCATGTAGGTCAAGGAATGCTAGTGCTACATAACTTTGAAAATTATTCTGATTATTTAAATGCAAGCCTCAAAACAACTAATCTAGAATCTATTACTTATGCAAGAGAAGATGAAAGTGATGATAATTTTAGATATAGGATTATCAATCAGACTTTAGCCGCAGAAACTGCCAATTCGGTAGCTATTAGAATGGCAGGGTTATCTGTTCCTGGTGTTAGAGATATCATGCTAGATGAATATGCCTATGGTATTGGAACTGGAGCGGTATATGTTGAAAGTACAGTAGTTCCTGTTTCTACAAATTTATTAGAAGTTGTCCAGAGTCAGGTAGATCGAGTTAAAGCATTTGGTTCAGATATAATAGTAAAAGCTCCTACAGCAGTGGGAGTAGAAATTGCTGTAACTTTAAACCTGTATAAGCTTCTATCTCCAGAAGATGACGAAGATCTTCGACTTAGAGTAATCGATCATTTATATAAATATATTAACGATTTAGGAATTAGTATTTCCCTGGAAGCGGTAGAGTTGGAAAAAGAAATTTTATCAGTTGATTCCAATATTAAAAGTATAGGAACGACAGTTCAACCAATTGATGAATTATATATATGGAAATATTCGTATTCAGAAGATAACCGTAGATCGTATAAGATTGTTAACGATTATTCTACTTATGACTTTGAACGTCTTATGGTAGAATTTGGCGAATGTAACGGAAGAGATCCTGTTAGAGTAAGAACACGAAAGGAGGAAAAACGAATTGTCTAATCGTATTCACAGATCGTGGCTTACTCAAAGGATAGCAAACAGAATACCTGATTGGGCTGACGGAAGACAATATAAACATAGTTTTTTTCAGCAAATGCTGAACCCTTCAGCGTCAATGTTAGAAGAATTATTTAAGTATGCAGCCGATGGAGTGAGGAATAGTTACCTGGCAACAGCAAATCTAGATATTTTAGATATACTATATACTGTTCAGCTACCATCAAATTTTGAATTCGTTCGTGATCCCAATTCATTTGAAAGTGAAACATATGTTGCTCCGGTTGTTTTAGCTAAAGAAAACGGAACTGATATTGTTGTTGAAATGACAGAATCAAATACAATAGAGGATTTTTACTATAATTCCGTACCTACAAGGGTATTAGACGATAACAATACAATAGCATTTGCTAGTGTCATGGCCGAAACTTCCATTGAAAATATTGATAATGATTCATACACGCTAGAGGATATGCCAATCGATATAAATGGAAATACATTTTGTAATAGACTAGTAGTTGTAATAAGCGGATGTGAAGATTTTGTAAATATAAATAGAAGAACCCGGTCCTCTTTTCTTGTATTAACTGGAATAACTTCTACTGGAAGAGAAGATACAGAAAGAATTTATATTAACTATAATGGGACGTTTATTACAAAAAAGATTTGGAAGCAAATTACAGATGTATCACAGTTTGGTTTAACTCCGTCAACTGGAACAATTTATATAGGTGCTTTTCCTTATTTTGAAGACCGAGATGTAGATAAGTATATGTTAGATGTAGACATTTTTACGGAAAAGCTTTTATACCATAGTATAGATGATAAAAGTTATGGAACAGTACACCAGTATAAAACTGTTGTTGCAAATAAAATAGATAATCTTTATGCTGGGCAAGATACTTTATATGCCATAAAAGAAATTGAATTAGGATACGAAACGTCAGATGGAGTTTTCACAAATGTTTCATTGTGGGGTTATGCTATACAACCATTTACAGGTCGATTGTTTGGTGTGGACGATACACATTTATATATCTGGGACCAATTTGATAGCTATCCTGATTATACCGGAATGTCAGAAAAATCCGATGGGCCAGATATGATTATAGCTAGCAACTATGTTGATTATGTCAGGAATGATGTTATTACGTTTGAACCATTTTGGCGTCGCCAAGTAAAAAGAATCTATAGGAACAGATGGCATGTTACAAAACCCGACGGAACAACAACTTATTTAGATATAGACGGAAATGAAATATCGTCTGGAGATGCCGCCTGGATAGGAAATAGAACTTATACAGAATTAGTTTTTGGTCCCTTTCCCTCATCTTCTGGATTAGATACCGACTATGTAGACAAACAGCGTTTCGACTATACTCTTTCTCAACGTGGAACATATAAATTCAAATTGGAAGTTGATTACGTAGACGGAACAACAGAAGTAGATATTTTGCCAGTACAGGTTCATTATAAAGTTGCTCTGGCAAGGCTAGAATTACCAACTAGTTTGCAAAATTATCCTGATACTCTTTTCTTTGATTCTGAGCAAAAACTATGGCTTGTAGATTATTTTACCTATGCACACAAATTACGATTAGCAACAGATAATATGTTGATTGATTTTGATAATAAAATTGTATATTTACATGAAAATTACGATGAAGTAACTGTTTATCCTTCAGATGATTGGGTTGATTAATTATGGCAGTTGACTACGGTTACCAGGGACATGCATTCAATGTTACTCATGCTGGTGAATATACAGCTATTCCAAAAGCAACAACAATTTATAATTCATTTGATCATTTTGGTATGCTTATCGGCCTTCAAAGGCTTCCTGGCGAAAGAAATGCTGACTATAGGGCTAGACTATTAGATGTTTATATTCATCGTGGCGGAGCCCATCAAGACGGGCTTATAAATGCTCTTACAAGAGAGTTAGGATTAAATAGACGGGAAGCAATATCAATATCAACAACCGCTACTAATGGCAGAATAATTGTTGGAGATACTTATTTACAGCTCTGGGAAGACGATACGAACTACACAGAATATGATATATATAGCAGAAGTAGCAGTGTATATTTCATAAAAGATTTAGTTGACGCTATTGATTCTAATACGTATTTTTCTGCAACATTACTGCCTGGCGTGAACGGAGGTATGCCTTCGGGAATACTTTTACCAAAAGATACTATGACCTGGCAGGCGCTAGAACCACTCAAAAATATTAAAAGAAATAAATTACTATATACTAATATAGTTGAAAATTCTGTGAGGTTTTCCACAGAGGGATATAAAGTTTTCCATGAATTAGTATATGGGATCGATGGAATTGTTGCTAGTGGTGATTATTATATAGACTATACAAATAATATGATTTATAGTTATGATCCAGCTCCAATAGGTACCGTTGTAAGCTATTATTACCATGATTTTCCTACTAAGTTAGAAATTTCCCCTGTTAATATTTATGAATTTACTTCCACGACCTTTAGAAGCAAAATTTTTGAACAAGTATTGAATGAAGAGGGGCTTTATATTGATGGAGTACCTACTTCGGAAGCGGTTGATTATATAAACGAAATTATGTCAGTACGCAATATGTTGTGGGGAGAGTAAAATGGCGAGAACATCTATAAAAATAGATACAAGACAGATTATACATGACGATAACACTCTCCGTCCTTTAGTTGGAACTGATGCTTTAAGCTCGCCATATGATTTTGATCCATGGAAATGGGATGATAGATATTGGGGAGATGACCGAACTGAAAATGTTAACTTAAAACTAGAAATGGTAAGCGATGCCCCCATGTATGGAATTCCGGATGCATATATCCAGTGTGGCGTTGGAAACACTAAAACAGATCTGGAAGTACTTGGGATTGTAAAGCAACAGCAATCTAGCGTACCCAAGTGGAGTGCTAGAGTAAGGCATGGTAATTATTTTAGATATATTCCAAAAAGATACTATTTTTCAGACCAGTCAATAGTTCAATTTATAGATAATGCAGATAACGAGGGGTCTGGGGTTGATACCGATCCGACAAGAAATGTTTTAACATTAACGCATAGGCTAAAACATGGCTCACCTATACATGCTACAGTTTGGTATCGCGAGATAGAATATGATGAAAATGAAAGATTCAAATTTATTAAGCAAAAAATAAATTTTTCTGGAACCTATACCGACAATGTTGAGAACGATACGAGGACTGGTACGTTAAATGAAATTGATTGGCAATACGCCGATGTATCAAAAGATGAATTTATTGTAGATAGATATCAAGATCCTCCAAAGTTAATTTTCAATAAAGATTTTACTGAATTAATTGGCAAAAGCAGTATTTCAAGTGATGATGAGCTGGAATATTGCGAGTATCTTGGAGAAAGTGATGGCTCATCCGGGCAAATGTTTTTAACTAGATTTTTCCCTATTGTAGATAATACAGAGATTACATTATACGTAGATGATTATTCTACTACCTGGAGCCGTTGGCAAGATATAGGAACTCATGTAGTAAACAGGCTAGATTCAGATACCTGGAGTTCTCAAACTGGACATAAATTTAGAGTAAACCAGGCAACTGCTGATAGTGGGTATTATAGTTTAGATACCAATACCGGTGAACTAACCTTTCCAAGTACTCCGCCAGCGGCAGGGTCTGCGTTGTATTTAAGATATCGTCGGGGTGTAATGGTTGAATATGAACCGGAGTATTCTATTAATTATATCGATTCTCAAAATATAAACCTTAATCCTGTAAGAAGTACAACTAATGAAGGTTTTGTATATATTAGTGAAGAAGATATGCGGGTAGCAAGCATTACCCTGGAGGCAGATACTACAGAAATTAGTTCTAATTTATTTGGGCCACTATACATAGGTGTAGATTATACTTATTTAATAGCTACTGTTTATAATAGAAAAGGTCTACCGGTTCCCGGGATTACTGTTACATTTAGTTTTCCCGAATATACTGGCAGTGAAGATTTTGGTATGCTAGCTGGAAGAATTGAAACAGCTACTAGCGTGACAAATGCAGACGGACAGGCCAAAATAGTTTATACGCCACCTCAATCTATAGATTCTATTGGAACTTATATAGAACACCCAATAACCGATACCGCAAATCAGCTTGATGCTCCCGATAATCCTCTAACAACAGATATTTATACATATAAAGTATATAGCGGTGATCCCTGGTTACCGTGGGATTCTGTAAATCTTACCGGAGGTAAAAAAGTTGTAGAATATAAATGGGATGATACTGCTATACATCCTCGTACTGGATTTGCAGGCGCTTATACTTCTGTACATCCAACGTCAATAACAAATGACTATATAATTTATGCAGATAATTTAGCATATACTGGTGTTACGGTTGCAAGCCCCGACGTAGATGGAGGCGCGGGAGGAACATCAAAAGGTGTACTGTCTCACGCTTTTAGTGTAAATATAAGACATGTTGCATATTGGATTACTGGCGGTACAGATATAGATATAAAAGCAAGTGCATATAGCTCTTTGTACAGACAAAATATTGATAGCAATGATATCAGTATAAGACTTGATATTCCACAATATTTAAAGGGTACTTACGTTTCAGAATCTATCGGGACTGTACCGTTTGGTTTTAGATTACATGACGATTATTTTAATCAAGCTAGCGCTATAAATGGTGCAACTTATCTTTCTATTAATCCTGCTGTTGGTTATTGGGGTGTTTTATGGCCGTCTTCAACAGGAATGGCATTAACAGGAGAAGTAGAAACTACTAATCCGTTTAGCTCTGGCAGACATTTGGAACTAGAAAAAACGATTGCATTACAAGGATATAGATTTGCGGTTAATGGATATGCCCAAGGGCATACATTTACCGTAGTGTAATAGGAGTGAAAATATATGGCCGATAAATTTAGAGATGCGTTTCCTGTTCCGGTAGAATTTGTTAAAGGTGAACAGCCCGATAATACAAAATTTACTAGCTGGGCAAGTCAAACTAATTCTGGAATGCAAGTATTAGAGAAAGTAGTTGGCAATGCTTGGGGCGATCAGGTTCAAAGTGTAGACTCTGGACCGTTTGCTCTTTCAAGGGAAGATAGGCGTGTTGCACAAATATCTAATATAGCAGGATTAATCGGCCCGGCATCTGCTCTAAATCCCCATCGAATTTCAGATAGACAAAGTATTACAGTAACGGTATCTGCTGGAGATATTCCATTAAACGTAAATGAATTTACTTTACCTTATCCGGCTCTTAAGTATAATACTGGTGGAGCAGCTAGTGGAGATTTTCCAGAACACGATATTGTAGTTGATAGCGATACAGATGGATCAACACATGTAAGAGATTTCCTGGAAGGAATTGGATCGTCTGTTTTTCAGACGTATAAGGCAAGCCAAATCCTAGTTATAGCAGCCGGAGATTATACCGTAGATGAATTTGGTAGAGTATATTCATATAGCCGTACAGATTCCACATGTAATGCTGCCTCTGGTACTTATGTAACACAACTGTTTTGGGATACATATGATAAAGCTACAATGAATTTTATCCCAGATGTCAATGAAACCGGCGCATCGGGACGACACTGTGTTGTTTCTTACGATACATCAGATGATACTTATGTTGTTGATTTACCTACGAACATTAGGTATTTTCCCAAGCGAGGCGAAGATGGTCTAGCTGAAGGGATAGCAGAAGGGCAAAATGCTCCGGCAGAATTTACCGCTACACTTCCATATGCTCTTACAAGGAATCTGACGTCTGGCGATATTATTCCTGATGGCTATATTTATCTCTGGGATGATACGCCGTCTACATTAACATCTACAGAATACGGGGTTACTGGCGGTGCAATTGTAGAGGGATTAACATATAAGTATGTAGACTCTAATACCGTAAAAGTTTATGGCTCCACTCTTGCAGATGTAGATTCTACAACCACGAGTAATAGCCGATACAGGATAATGACCTTAGGATCTACAATTACAGAAACGTTAGCAGAGCTTCGGCAAAAATTAGATAGACATGATCATAGTAGTTTTAGATATGCAAGACCAGTTGATCATTCCGACCTAACATCTAAGGCTATAACAGATGCGAATCTTTATAGTAAATATGTAAAGCATTATAAAACTGCTCCTTCTGTTATCGTTGGAAACGATCATCCCCAATATTTACTTCGAGCCGGGTATAAAGCGAGTGTAGATGCCGGACAAGATGATAATGTTATGCTAGGAGATCTTTTCATTGCCGCAGCCAGAAGTGACCATTCATCGTTATCATATGCGAATACGACGATGGATTCATATTCAATTTATATGGGCTCTACTTCGTGCCAGCTAATATATACTACATCTCCTCACAGCGGTATAAAATTTACTGGAACATATGGTAATATTATAACAGACAGGAGAATCTATTGTAACGAGTATCGGAGTTACGACTCTAATATTACGATGTATTCAGGTACAGATGTAAATATTATGGCGGCTGCCGATACCTATATAGATGGAAAAAATGTTACTATAGATGCAACCGATGCAGCGGGGGACATACTAATACAAGCCGGTGATGATATTACATTACGTGGCAATGATTTGTATCTATATGCAACCAACGCAGCTGGGGACGTTACAATGACAGCTGGCAGGAGTATCGGTATTGATGCTGTCGGAGGCTATCTTTATTTAGGAGGCGAAACTACAGCAAAATTGACTGCTGGCAATATCAGTAATTGGGTTTATATTTATCTTGTTGGGAGTAATTCTAGGCTAGAAATGGACCATTCTGGAATGACACCAGGGGCAACAGGAACAGATGCAGTAGTAGATTTTTCTGAAATGAAAGCCGTACAGCTCCCGGTTTATACTGCTAGTACCAGTCTTGGAACTCCAACTGCGACAGATATTGGCAAAATAGTAGTTGTCGCAAATAGTGGTGGAGGCGAGGCCAATAATTCTTTGTATGTATGTATGTATGAAAAGGGTGGTTCTCATAATCCAAAATGGGTAGAAATAAACGATACTAATGACTAATAGGATAGTGAAGGCATATGTCATTTAATTCAAATGGTCATAAATTTAGTACGGTAATTACTTATGGCGATGGCACAGACTATAGACCAACAAAATATATAGATACTTTCCAGGCCGTCAAGAAACCGATAGCAGATATAAGGTTTGGTAAAATATTACCGGATGATGCTGTAACATTGGCTTATGCCGCCGTAGAAGAATTAGATGCAGATAATAATCTGATAGTAGATGATTTTAGCGATAGCTTAGCAGAAAATAGCAGAGATTTATTACAAAATAATGAAGATACTTTTTCTGCTATAGTTTATACTACTGCATATCGAAATGTTTTACCTACTGATAAGTTTACTACGGCAATTCCTTCAAAGCCACAAGAAGCTTTATATTATGTTCATAAGCTTCCGGCAGTCAACACAGATAGAATAACAATTTTGGATTCTAATTTTAATGATGTTGGAAGTTATACTTATGAAGTTGAGACAGTCTATGTTTACGACGAAACCACCGGTGTAGCTACAACTACAGTGGATTATGTAGCTGTTTATAATAATTATGAAAATAGTTTCGACGAAGAGACTGGAGAATTAACTGTTTATTATATTAGATACATAGACGAAGATGGGGTATCTCAAACTGTTCTATTAAATAATAAACCAATTTGGACCGAAGCTACGGCTGATGATATCTGGTATACAGGAAAATTAAAACCCTGGGTAAAGGCATACTTGGTAGAAGAAATAAGTACGTATTATAAACTAACTTTTCCTACATCAACTACATATAGTATTTTAATTCTTGAAAATGCGCGAATCTATGTAGAAAGACCTGCTATGGATGATAAAGACTATCCCTGGTTTCTTCGGATAGCTGACGGCTCATTTCTTTATACATCGTCAGATGGCATAAAGTATATCTATGATATACCTGAATTTTCCAGCCAAACATTCAATCCAATTGAACCCTACAAGATATCGGCTGGTGAGCCGTTTGATATTGTAGCTAAAAACATTATCAAGATAGCTCGTACTCCAGCATTGTTTGAATCGTATACGTTTGATATTATTATTAAAAATAAAAACGAAGAAGTAATATATGCTTTAACTACAGATTCAACAAAAGATAGTACCGCTTATAATTCTACTGTTAGCTGGAGTACAGACGAAATATTAAGTTATAGCGAAAAGGAAGGTTTTATCCAATTGGATTTAGTATTAAAAGATTATTATACTGGGACTGTAACATATAGATTTGAAGAGAAATATTACGAATATGTTTCTTTAGACCTCAATCCAATGGGAAATACATCCATACCAGAAAACGGGTTTGCTGCAATATACCTAGTTCCGCGTTCTACGGCTCTTGGTACGGAGAATGCTACCACCACAGTCAATTATCTTTTGGTAAATTGTAGCGGTTCTATTACTTATACGTCACAAGCCGCATTAAATGTTTCAGTTGATTCCGGTGGTATTATTGGAATGCAATACGGAGACAGAAGACAAACTGAAGCCGGAAGTGGAACTGGAACTTTTTTGAACGAATACACAGTAATAGCTCCTTCTGGAGAAGCGGGGCAAACTTATAGGTATTTTGTAATTGCGGAAGCATCCGTTACAGAGAATGTAGCTCCAAATGATGTTGTCCTTTTAGATGTAAGAAAAAAGGGAGGAGGAATTAAAGACGAGAACGTTGATGATGTCTTAAAAATTTCTCCAGAATCTATATGGTATTTAAGAGGAAACATTCCATATGGAGGGCAGGGATCAGTAATAGTCAAACTGCCTTATACGCTATTATCTGATTATGGTGGAACTTTAACAAAAAAACAAGTTGAAGATTTAGTAAAAAAGCATATGGCATTTGGAACATATCCTGTTATTAGATATTATGGCCCCCAGCCAGATACTACTTTTACGGAAACATCGTTTAATACCCCGGGCGCTGTTAGAATAGAATGGCCCAGCGAGATACCAAATATAGCAGAACTAGACGATAATATTTGGATCCCTAATGCAACTTATTTCCCTAGCCCTTTATATACTCGTAATACATATCCAGATTTAACTGGAGCTTATACAATGAATACGTTTTTCGAATATGATAGCGGTGGAAGTACTTGGGATTCTTATAATATTTATTCATATGGAACTTCTATTTCGGCCTCGCGAGTATATGTTTTGTCTGGCTATTTTAAAGCAATTAATAGAAACTATTTTATGTATTGGGTTAAACAAGGATCAAATGGTTTTAGATGTGGATATGACTTGTCTACTGGAAATAGTTTTACTAGCTATATAGCTTCAGACTTTACAATTCAGCCATTTACTTGGGATCTTGGAAACGGATACTATAAGTGTGGTGTTTCTTTTACTGGTGATAACGCAGGAGATATTGATGTTTATATTGGGTTATTGGGAAGCGCGGATGTTACAGATGAGGATTTTGTTTCTTATGATCAAGATTCTTTTGCCTGGGGACATGTAAGACTCGAAGAAAAATCAACTACTTCTGTTTTCCAAGAAATTCCAATGCCAGTGCCTATTTATGCCTATAATATATATTATGGCAAGAGTGAAAACGGACGTTTTACTAAGCATAATACAACACCTGTTCCAGATGCAATTGGCAATACTAACGTGTACTATATTGATAATTTAACCCCCAATAATGTATACTGGGTTTATGTCGCTGCCGTTAACGAATATGGCAATGAATATCCACCAAAGAAAAAACACAAAATATTTGTTCCAGAAATTTATACCGGCGGAGAAAGAAATGGACACATGTTTGTTGTAGGAACTGAAGAACCGGTTTTTGTAGCTGTTGCTGCTAGTCTAGTTAGTTCTTATTTAACTATTTCTAGGCCAACATCAGAACCGACACCTTTCCCGGGCCTAGGAAGCGAACCGTTATCTCCGTGGTAAAATAGTTTTTATTTAAATAAATAAAGAAGGAGGTGATTCAATAGATGGTAGTTTCGATTACATGGTCTGAGACAGCAGGTGGTTCAGCAATGACCGATCCAAAAGATTGGGGTAATATTGGCAACGGTAGTGCTTCTACAGCTTTAGAATTATTTGTAAGCCATGATGGAACAAATGATATTACCGGATGCGGTCTTTATATCCAGCCTTATAGTGGTACAGGGTATACAGGTTCAGCAGGAACAGCAGCAGATTATAATGAAATTATAGCATGGGGAGATACTTCAACAACTACAGATGGCATCCCCGATACGGCTGGTCTTGATGGAGGATTTTGGATTAATACTACAGCCGGTGGTCCTTCTGGTGGCTGGGTAGTGCATAACTCTTCAACTGGTATTTCTGGTACTGCATTTGGACTTGGAACGGATATGAATATTGCTACAGCCAATACGATTGCATCTGGCGAGGAAGCAACATTTGCAGTAAAGGTTATTGTTCCTCAATACGAATCCACTGCTGGTGCTCGATTTTTTGACCAAGTTCTAGAATACACATACACCAGTTAGTGTATGGAATTGTTATAATTGGGTAAAAACCACAAGTAACGATTGCATCGGAGCCTGGTGTAAGGGCTCCAAAAAAGGTGGTAAAGTGAGAAAGTCAAAGTTAAAAAGACCCTGGCATCATAAAGACGTTCTAAATGGAATGTACCACGAGCAGGGGCTTACCGTAAGACAAATAGCCGAAATATTTAATGTATCTGCTGTTACTGTTAGATATTGGCTAGCTAAATTTAATATTGAAAGAAGAAAGCATTGCATTGGTAATGTTACTCGTGGCAAGCATCTCTCGTCTGAAAGAAAGAAATTTCTATCTGAATTCGCAAAAAAAAGATTTATTACGAAAGAAGATCATCCTATGTATGGTCGAAAACATTCGTTGAGCACAAGACGTAAAATGAGTGAATCACAAAAGAAACGTTACAGGGAGAGAAAACAATGCAAGGATGGATAAAACATTTTATAGATGGCGAATCTGAAGTGGGTTCGGATTCTTTGGTAAGACGACATCAAGCAAGTTGGACTCATGGGCGACATGATGGGCTTTGTGCTGTAGATCTTCATTTTAAAGAGAAAATTTTTACTTTATCATGTGGTGTAGGAGAATATTGGCAGTCAGATACGATGATTGCTTGCATGATGAAGGGAGCATCTGTTCCTGGACAAATGGTAACTAGGCGTATTTCTAGAAAAATTACAGCGGAAGATATTGGAAAAAAAATCTATAAAACTTCAAGAGATGACTGCATAAAGATAACTTTTGATAGAGAAAGCGATAATAGCACAATTATTAATACGATTAAAACAACCCATGTTAACCAATGGTTAGTTCTTGAAGTAAGTATACGAGAAGAAAACAAGTTACATATAGTTGTAACAGTTAAAAAAGAGAGAATTTAATGTATACGCTAAAAGCTCCCGAAAGACTTGGCAGTAATTTTAGTAATTATTTTATGGGTTTCAAATTCATAAATGGAGTTACGCAAGTAAATAAAAATTATTATCGTAAATTATTAGTGCGTTATGACTGTCTCGATATAACTACTCCGGAAGAAGAAGCCCTAATGGATAAAAGAGAAATTAGAAAGCTGCTAGTAATCAGACTTGGAGCATT